ATACTAGCGATCAAGATCAAGAGTTGAGCGACGCGGATCAATTGCGGGCATTCTCTAAAACATTACACCCCGCCGCCGTTCTAAGGCATCATATAGCGGGTGATCTGGGCCTTGAACAATGACGGGCGTCATTTTCCTTTTAATTGTCCTAACCGCGTTTATTGTAGTTTTATTATGGCCGTATAGTTAAGACACCCCACAAGCGATTTTAAAGCCCGTTAACGCGGGCTTTTTTTATGCTTATTGACTAAGTGTCATAAATGCTTATTTTATCTCATACGGCCCGTTAGAGGTCGCAACTTAGAAAAGGATAATAAAATGGAAAATGAAACAAATTACTTAGATGAATATACAAGCTTGAACGCCGCGGATAAAATAAAAGATCTTGAATTACAAATTGAAGTTTTGACGAATAAAAACGCCGCATTGCAAAAAGCTAAGGACGCGGGTCAACAGGAGCGCGTTGAGTTCTTAACAGGCGTAAGTGAGTTGTTTAGGCCCGTTATCGAACGCTTTAACTTTTTGGACGAATACGAAGTAAAAGATGTTGCGGAAGAAAAAGCCCGCGAAGCTTTAGACGATTTTGACGTAAGCGATCACGCTTCGGAAATAAAAGAACTATTTGACCCCAACGATCACGCGGAAACAATCCGCGATATTTGCGGGTTAAACGATCCAGAGGATCTAGACGCGCCAAATCAATTAGATGAGATCCGCGATATTATTCGCGAGCAGCTGGACGGCGCTTACATCAAAGGTGAGATCAAATTAAGCGACGAATAAACAATTAACCACACAAGCGATTTAAGCCCCGTTAACGCGGGGCTTTTTTTATGGCCGCCGCCTGGTTTAAATTAGTTATACAATTCACAGTTAAACAAGCCCCACCTTGGGGCGTGGCCGGTGGTCCAAAGATACCGGCGTTTTACCAGCTGGCACCGGTCCGCCGTCCAGCTGGCACCGGTCCGCCGTTTTAGAGCCCCGCAAGCAATCCGAAAAAGATGAGCAGCGGGTTTGCAAACGGGCCTAGGATCGCTCAGAATTGCCCGCACTGGGTAAAATGATAATACATACCTTGGACGGCGGGCCGCGTTCCTTGGCGCTTAAAACGCGATTTCCTGATGATTTCTCCAATGGATCTCAATTTTTTTTACGGGGCCCGTTGTTATCGGGTCATAAATCGTTGATTTTAAACGATAATTTTCGGTTTTCCCTCGCGCAAATTAGGTTCTCGCCCTTCGGGTGCATGGACCATGTTTCTCGCAAATATTTATTAGATATTTCATTTCGCGATTAACTGTCTTATAAAGGGCCATATAATCGCATATTTTTTACAGGGGCCCCTGATGGTTGGTACACAAGATTTGATATACGAAGACAAGGCTTTGAAACTTCAGTTGAGGCTCGCTCAGTTGGAGAAAAACGAAGCCTGCCAAAAAGATTTTTTAACTTTTGTGCGTACGGTCTGGCCAGAGTTTATTGCAGGGCGCCATCATAAGATCATTGCGGATAAGCTGGACCGGGTCGCGAGCGGCGAACTAAAGAGATTGATCATTAACATGGCGCCGCGGCACACGAAGAGTGAGTTTGCATCTTTTCTTTTTCCTGCGTGGATGATGGGCCGTAATCCGTCGATGAAGATTATTCAGGCGACGCACACGACGGAGTTGGCGGTGGGCTTTGGTCGGAAGACCAAGAACCTTTTGGATTCTGATGAGTACAAGGAGATCTTTCCGAATGTTAGATTAGCGGCGGACAGTAAGGCGTCGGGCCGGTGGGACACGAGTTCTGGCGGGATGTATTATGCGGTTGGTGTTGGCTCGAACTTGGCGGGCCGTGGTGGTGATTTAGTAATTATTGATGATCCGCATTCGGAGCAGACTGCGATGTCTACGTCTGGTTTTGATGATGCTTGGGATTGGTACACTGGGGGCCCCCGACAGAGGCTCCAGCCGGGTGGGAGTATAGTTTTGGTACAAACGCGGTGGTCGGAGAAGGATATGACGGGTCAATTGCTTCGTTCTATGGCTAAAGATCCTTTAGCGGATCAGTGGGAGGTTGTTGAGCTGCCGGCTATTTTTGATGATGACACGGCGTGTTGGCCTGAGTATTGGAGTTTGGAGGATTTGATTAGTGTGAAGTCGTCTATTCCTCCCAGCAAGTGGAATGCGCAGTATCAGCAGAATCCGACGGGCGAGGAAAATGCGATTATTCGTCGGGAGTGGTGGCAGCGTTGGGAGCGGGAGACGGTTCCTAGTTTAGAGTTTGTTATTCAGAGTTATGACACGGCGTTTAGCAAGCGGGAGACTTCGGATTATTCTGCGATTACGACGTGGGGTGTGTTTTATCCTGTGGATGGTGAGGGCCCTAATTTAATTTTACTTGACAGCAAGAAGGGAAGATGGGATTTTCCGGAGTTAAAGGCTAGGGCATTTGATGAGTATAAGTTTTGGGACCCCGACACGGTGATTATTGAGGCAAAGGCGAGTGGTTTGCCTTTGACGCACGAATTGCGTAATATAGGGATACCTGTTGTAAATTTCACACCTAGCAGGGGCAATGACAAGGTTTCGCGTGTTCATGCGGTTTCGCCGTTATTTGAGGCGGGAATGGTTTGGGCACCCGATGAAGTCTTTGCGGATGAGTTAATAGAAGAGGTTGCGGCCTTTCCAAATGGCGAAAATGATGATTTAGTGGATAGCATGACACAGGCTCTTATGAGGTACAGGCAGGGAAATTTTGTACAATTACCAACAGATGACTGGGAAAATGAAGAAAACTCTGCTAGAGTACGATTATATTATTAGAAAGTAACAGGTAAAGGTTATTATTATGCATGGTAAACGGTCCGGTTCTGTCCCCCGCAAGACAATAATTAACGATCAGCCGCATATGCTGGCATATATAAATCCTGAAGAAGCGATGATGTTAAAGAGTATGGGCGGCACGGGTCAACCCGGTCCCGGCGGTGTGCCTGCTTTTCCACCTGCTGGAGATTACGGGTATGATGGAGGCGCGGGCGACGTTAGTTTTGATGCTTTTGGAGATGCTTACGGAACACAAGAAGCGGCCCAAGCTGCGGATATGGAAGCTCAACAAGCTGCGGCGCAGGCCGGTTTTGAAGAGGGATTTGGTCAACCTACCAATACAGATGCATTAAGTCTTTTTCAACAAAAAATAGATACGCCTGTAGAACAAACGGGTATTTTAGGAACACTTTCTAAATTTAGTCCATTAAGTATGGCGGGCAGGGCTTTAAACAAAGCGCAGATGCAGTCTGCTTATAATCAGTTAGCGGGTAAATCGACACCTAATCAAGGATTTTTTGCCAGTATTGGAAAGTCTTTAGGGATTACACCTGAAATAACAGGTTATCAACCTGTGTTTGATGATGCGGGAAACATTGTTGGTTCTGCTGGAATGGGTACGGCTGGTAATGTTGTCGGCTATCGCGGCCAACGGACCGGTAGCGTTTTTGGACCAGAAGGCATACAGGCTTATGTAAACGCAATGAACGAAGCGGGCCAAGGGGGCCCAGATTCTGAAGGGGGTTCTGAGGGTCCTCCACCAATTATTGTAGATGATGAAGAGATAATAGAGGACGACCCTAACGCAGTGGATCCTTATGTAGTACAAAATTTAGATATAATACAACCGACGACTTTAGAAGGCTATGAAGTTCCTTCTATCTACAAGCATGGCGGTATTGTATCACTTGATCCTTTTAAACAATTGGCAAGGAATAATATGTAATGGCTGAAGAAGATAAAAAAGGTTTTGCAAGTTCTTTAATGGATGCAAGTGTAAGCAGCGTTCCTTCGCAAATAGATGAGGACGAGCTGCGGGCCGAGGTCGAAATAGAGATGCCCGATAGTCAAAACAACGTAATGGCGATGATAGAAGCGCAAGATGTGGGCGGTATTGAGATTACACCGGAAGATGACGGCGGTGTTGTAATTGATTTTGATCCTAGCGACGAGCGGGGTGAGGGCGACGATTTTTATATGAATTTGGCGGAAGAGATGCCTGAAAGGGAACTTGGGCGTATTTCAAGCGAGTTAACAGGCGAATATGACTCTAACAAGGCCAGTCGTCAGGAGTGGGAAGACACTTATTCTAATGGTTTAGAGTTACTTGGTTTTAATTATTCTGAGCGAACGGAACCGTTTCGCGGGGCCTCTGGGGTAACGCACCCGTTATTGGCGGAAGCTGCGACGCAATTTCAAGCGCAAGCCTTTAACGAGCTTCTTCCAGCAAGCGGACCTGTAAAAACACAAGTTATGGGCGAGGAAACAATAGAAAAAGTGGCACAATCGCAACGTGTCAAGCAATTTATGAATTATTATTTAACCTGTGTCATGGATGACTACACGCCGGACATGGATCAAATGTTATTTTATTTACCTTTAGCGGGTAGTACGTTTAAAAAAGTATACTATGACGAGGTTATGGGCCGTGCGGTAAGTAAATTTGTACCTGCTGAGAATTTGGTTGTACCTTATGACACGTCAGATTTAGATACGTGCCCTAACATTACGCAATCTATTCGTATGTCATTAAATGATTTACGCAAACAACAGGTATCTGGTTTTTATTTGGATGTAGATGTAATCCCTGCGCAGGAAGAATTAGGGGAAGTTACACGAGAATTAGACAAAATAGAGGGTTTTGAGCCCAACGACATAGATTATGACTGCACAATACTAGAGTGCCACGTCGATTTAGATTTAGAAGGATATGAAGACACCGACGAGGATGGGGAGCCGACAGGTATTAAAGTACCGTATATTGTGACAATTTCCCAAGACAATGGTCAGATTTTAGCTATTCGTAGAAACTATCGTGAAGATGATGAGCAAAAGAAAAAGATACAATATTTTGTACACTACAAGTTTTTGCCCGGATTTGGTTTTTATGGACTAGGTTTAATCCACACTATTGGCGGGTTGTCACGAACCGCCACAGCGGCACTGAGGCAGCTTATCGACGCCGGTACGTTGTCCAACCTCCCTGCGGGTTTCAAGGCCCGCGGACTACGGATCAGAGACGACGATGATCCGCTTCAGCCCGGTGAGTTCCGCGATGTGGACGCTCCCGGAGGGGCTATTCGTGACAGCCTTATGCCGCTGCCTTTTAAGGGCCCAGAC